AAGCAATCTGGAAGAAAGAGTATTCTCTTGAGGAGTTCACCAATGCAGATCAATTCAAGTCCTATGATGACCTGAAGAAGCGTCTTGACTATGTTCTTGGTATCAAGGGTTCTCCCAAGTTCCAAGATCAAGAAACTGTTGAGCAGGAAGAAGACTTCCGTCAGCAGAATCGTGGAGAATCAAATCCTGTCCCTCAATCAATGAAGGAAGAACTTGATAATCTGACTCCCACAAACACAGATGACGATGATGATACTCTGTCTTACTTTGCTAAACTTGCAGAAGACTGAGTTAGTTGGGGAGGGAAACCTCCCCTTTTTTATGGATTTGTAACTCTAGTATTTTCTGTTCTAATTAGATTATCGTTGATATATTCCGAAGACCGTCCATAAATCATAATCTCTCTCATATCATTTAGGAACTGCTGTAGATATCCTGGTTTTAACAAGAAAATAGAAGATTTTTTATCATTTTCTCTAACCTCATATTCATAATTATTGACATTCACAACTGGATTTAAATCTGTCTTGACATTATCAGGATTCGGAATAGAAAAGTTCTCATCTACAACTTTACCTGCAGGAAGAATGAGTCTCCCTTGTGAATCTTTTACTTCTGTAGTTTCATAATGATGCACGGATGTTAATCCAGCAATACCATACTTATTTTCTGCATACTTATAAAGATCACGATTTGATAGAGGCCATTGATCTCTGACTCTTGTAATATTTGCCGTCATCAAGACAACCCAATCAAGTTCCGAACTGCCGTAAAATTCTTCCGCAACAGTATCGGGTCTTGCACCATTTACAATTTCATACTTATCAAAGAGTGTGAATATGTTTTGTAGATCATCACGTAACTTATTTCTTCTGAATAAGTTCTTGACCGTCAGGTAATTTTGTGATGAATTGCTATCAGACAGAAATGACTGATATTCTACTTCTGGTAGTTCTCTAAAGTATCCCATTTTAGTAACCTACAGCTCCTGCTTCTATTTGATCCAGATCATAAACAGGTTCAATCTCTTTGAATGTTAGATCCATGATAATAGAAACTGGTGTTCCATCATCATAAGTTGAATAAACACCTTCACCAGTGTAATTTACATTTATACTTTCTAAAAAACATTGCTTAAATTTGTGGAGATATGTATGCTCGGTAGCACCTTGACGATATCTTAATTCAAATACATCTGGAGTTCTGATAAAGGTATTCATAGTATCATTAAAGCCTTGACCTTTACTACCCAATTTTGTTGCCATATGTTTTTTGAAACATCTTATAATTTTCTTTACCTGTTGACCCTCTGTTTGATTCCTGGGAGTCATTTTATATTGAAATCTAAATGACCTTAAAGTTGGACCACCGAATAAGAGTTCAATGTTTGGGTTTAAGATTTCACCCGTTGTTCTTGCTAAAATCTGAGCAGGTGTTATATTAGCACCCAAGATACCAGCAGCTGATGCTGCAAGTTTTCTTGTGACAAATCCTTGAAAACCTGCAATTCCACCTGCGGCTCCGGAAATTTCTCCTACAGTACCTGCTGCCGCATCATACGTTGCTTGAAGACCTCCCACAACATCTCCCGATTTATACGCTGCTCCAGTCTCCATAATGGCTCCGATACCACCAATCGCAGCACCGGCAAGATTATTAAGTTCAGACTCTCCATATTTTACAGCATTACTATCTGAAACATTAGATGGAATTGGTAGGAGAATAGTTTCTAATCTTTCCTGACCTTGATTAACACTTCTACTTCTTGCTTTAGATGCAATAGACTTACTATCGGACTCATTTCTAACTTCTTTGACAGGTTTATAACGAACAACATCTATTTGTAGATAGTCTGTAGTATCTGTAAATGCTTTATAGGGGTAACGATAAACTTGTTTCTCTTCCATCTATCTTTTTTTAGTTATTTAGAACGGATTTTGCTCAAAATCACCATAAGATAATCTTTCCATATCTTCTCTTTCTTCGGGATAGACTTCATAAACGGGACTAATGATCTGATCCCAAGAATATTGTCTTCTATCTTCCCAATGTAAATTGACACCAACAAATCCCCAATTGAATACTTTTTCTACTCCTACTAATGGATATGGATCAAAAATTATTCCAGCAGTCTTGGCATTATATACAAAAGTATAGATACTACCACTAACAACACTCCTACTACTGCTAGGAGTTAATGTTGCTTGTATTCTGTCCATTATATCTTTTTTATTATCCAATCCAGTGAATGAATCTACAAGTTCTCGGACTCGATTACTACTATCATCTGTTGGATACGAGAATGTCATTTAATACCTAACTCGTTTTCTGTGAGAACTTTAAATTCATAACCACGATCTAAACACCATTCTTTTGCTGCACCCCATTTTGCTTGATTCTTGGCATATTCCATGACTTCGTAGATGTATCCTTTGGTCTTTTTTGTTTTGATCTTTGGTTCTATACACTGCTTATATGGTTTGATCTCAATGATCATCTTTTTAACCTTACCATTCGATTCCTTGACCTTAATATAAAAGTCTGGAAAGTATCTGTGATACCTATTATCAATTGGTGAACGATATGGAACGATAACTTCTTCACTACCCCATTCTAAAATATTTTCATTCTTATCACAGTAGACCATAAACTTGCGTTCCCAGAGAGAACGGTATACAATGTTCGTAGGGTCACCCTTATATTTCTTTGGATAAGACGGTTGATATTTTCCCTTATATGACATCTAAATAACTAATAATAAAAGCAAATCGTACAGGTATTTAGAGTGGCTCGTCCTTACGTAAGAAGCATAAAACCTTATGAAGCGAAAGAAATATTTGGAAATCTTTCGCAATCTAATCATTATCAAGTAAGTTTTACAAATTTACCTTCAGCAGTTAGTACTCACATAACAACAAAATTTGGTGTGCAGAGTCCGGATAGTTTTATGAGTAGAAGGGGTGGACTTCTATGTTCAGATGCATCACTTCCATCAAGTTCTCTTGCCACTGGTGAAGTAAGAAGTGACTTCATGGGAATTCCTCAAGAATTTGCACATACGAGATTATATACCGATATTGATTTCACTTTTTATATTGATAATGATTATTCTATTCTGAGAATTTTTGAGGGATGGATTGATTATATTAGTAGTGGATCTAGTAATGAAATTGATGAATTATCTGACAACTATTATCGTAGAATGAGATATCCTGATAATTATAAAACACAATCAATGTTTATTTCAAAGTTTGAAAAAGATTATGGAAAACAACTTGATTATATGTTTATAAATGCATTTCCCAAATTGACTACTGCTGTTCCTGTTTCTTATGGTGGTGCCGATATTTTAAAAGTTTCAGTAAGTTTTAATTATGATCGTTATATTGTAAATCCAAAAGGTAGAATAAGACCAAATGAAGCAAGTTTTGATCCTTTAAGACAGAATGATCTTGCTTTTTCCGAATTTAGTGAAACGACAAATTTTGCAATACCAATAACAACCCCACCAACAACAGAAACAGAAACATCAACCCCACCAACAATAGAAACACCAGAAACACCACCTAGTACTCCACCACAAAAACAATTCGATTCGGAGAATCCATATGCAGGATTCGGTGGAATGTGACCCCCTAAATAAAATCACTGAAGTGTCATTGAAATTACTATGCCTTTACCCAAAATTAATACACCAACCTATGAGTTGGTATTGCCTTCTACCGGGAAAAAAATTAAATACAGACCTTTTCTTGTGCGAGAGGAAAAGATTCTAATTATGGCAATGGAATCTGAAGAAATGTCTGAAATCACTAATGCCATTGTTCAGATTCTTGGAGATTGTATCATCTCAAAAGATGTTAGAGTAGAGTCTCTTGCAACATTTGATATTGAATATTTGTTTCTTAATGTTCGTGCAAAATCTGTTGGTGAAACTGTCGATATTAGTGTGACATGTCCTGATGATAATGAAACCAAGGTAGATATGACGATTGCTATTGATGATATTAAAATACAAAAAACTAGAGGTCATAAAAATATTATTAAACTTGATGATGAACTTTCAATGAAACTTCGATATCCTTCACTTGAACAGTTTGTAGAAAATAATTTTGAAGTGTCCGAAGGTTCTAGTGATGTTAATCAATCACTTTCAATGATTAACTCTTGTATTGAGATGATATACAATGAGGAAGAAAGTTGGGAAGCTTCTGATTGTAGTAAAAAAGAACTTGATGAATTTATTGAGCAGTTAAATACTAAACAATTTAAACAAATTGAGAATTTTTTCACTACAATGCCAAAACTTTCTCATAAAGTTATTGTAAAAAATCCAAAGACTAAGGTCGAATCTGAAATAGTCCTTGAAGGGTTAGCAAGTTTTTTCAGTTAGGTATGGCTCATACCAATCTTGAGTCATACTACAAGATAAATTTTGCTTTGATGCAACACCATAAATATTCATTAACAGAACTGGATAATATGATACCGTGGGAAAGAGATGTTTATCTCACTCTACTCCAACAGTATATTGAAGAGGAAAATTTAAAGGCACAACAACAGAGTGGAATCTAACCTAACCATAAAGACACCTAAACTAAACGTCCAAAATATTTCATCTGAAGTTTTTGGAAAGACTGGTAGTTCTATGAAAAATATTCATGGAACTATGAGTAAGTTGGCCGGTCATGTTAGAAAATCTTTAATTCGCATCGGAGCATTAGAAAAAAGAGCAGATAATCAACAAGAAAAGACGACAAAAATTGTAAATATTATAAAACAGCAAAAAAGTAATATAGGTAAAAAGATTCCTGGAGGTGGTGGTAGTATTGAAAATGAATTATCAGAGGTCAATAAAACTCTTGTAGGAATACAAAAAGAACTTTCTAGTTATTTTTCATTCCAAGCAAAATCCGAAAAACAAGAACAAGATAAACTTTCGAGAGATCAATCCAAAAAGAAACTTAGAGCAGAAGAAAGTCAATTAAAAAGTTCTTCAAAAAAACTTGGAGCTGCTGTAAAAGATAGTGCAAATAACATTGTTAATCCTGCAAGAGGAATGTTTGATACTATTATGGAGTTTGTCGGAACTCTTCTTCTTGGAATTGGTGCTAATGCAGTATTCGAATGGTTAAAAGATGAGGAAAATAGAAAGAAAATCGAAGGTTGGTTTAATTGGATTAAAGATCACTGGCAGTGGGGTCTTGTAGCGATCGGTGCTCTAGCAGCATTACCCTTGGTTAGTGCTATATTTGGTGTTGTTGGTACTATTGGAACTCTTGGATCAGTTCTCGCAGCTGCCGTAGGACCTTTACTTGGATTAATGATGAATCCATTATTTTGGAAAATTGCTTTGGCAATTGGTGCGGGATATTTAATATATCGAGCTGGTAAGTTTGTTATTAATAAAGTTAAAGATATGGTAACCGGAGGTGAAGATTTTACAGCAGCACGAGAGTATCTTAATAGTCAATTAACCAAGGCTGGAATGCGTCCTGATGGTAGAGTAGATCGGGGGTCTTACTACAGAGGTAGAGATGCAGATGAGCGAAACACATCCAGAACTTCAGAACAAGAAAAGTTATATTCTGATGTTGTAGCAAAAAGAGCACAACTGGAAATCTTGAGAAAACAGATGGAGGCAGAAAAAAAAGAAAAGCAAAACGCAATAAAAGATTCTGATTTAACTGTTGACACATCATCTTTAATGCCCGGTGAAACAAACGAAACTCGTTTGGCAAAGGCTAGAAAGGCTAAACTTGATGAGATTGAACAGACGGTAATGGAATCATATGGAAGTAAAATTACTAATATTTTAAATGAAGGAAATATAGAAACAAGAAAAATGGGTGGTTCTGTGAAGGCAGGAAGACCTTACATTGTTGGTGATCAGCAAGGAATGAGTACTGCTGAATTATTTGTTCCAAACGTTGATGGAAGTATTATCAGCAATCCAAAAACAAAAGAATTGACTCAGCAATTGTATAAGAATATAACTTCCAGAAAAAGAGGTCGTGGTGGGGTAAATATATCAACATTACCAATGCAAACAAATGTTGTTCCACCACCAGAAGTAAAAATTCCTGATGGTGGAAGTGCTACAGATGTTCCAGAAATTGCTAGTGTAAATATGGCAGATCCATACAGAAATTTTGTTACTGCAAATATACTTGGTATAACAGTGGCGGCATAAAATGGTTTTACCTCTTATTGTAGGACTAGGAAAATCACTAGCAACTAAAAAAACAAGAAAAACTGCTCAGAATAAGATAAAGAAAGTTGCTCAGAGTAAACTAAAAACTGCAGCAGTTGAAAAATCTAAATCTAAATTAAAATCTAATAATTTTGATAACTCCAACAATACATCATTTTCACCAAAAGTTAAAATATCTACATCAAACTTTTCTATAAAATCTGCACCATCAACAAAATCACAAATAGTTCAATTAAAAGTAAATGTAACTAATATACATAATTTTTTAAAACAACAAAACAAAAGTTCTAAAAAATTACAAAAAGAAAATAAAAAGATAGTTGGTAGATATGAGAGTAAGAAAAAATTAAATTTGGAAGAGTCTAAATTTAAATTTTCTAAAATTACAAATAAATCAAAAAATATATTTAAGTCTATTGCATCTTCTGGCAATATTTTAAATAATATACTCGAATTTATGGGATTATTACTTTTAGGAATACTTACAAATGCAATACCTGCTATAATATCTTTCGTACAAGATGTAATTGATAATGTTACTGCTTTTTTAAGACCAATAAAAAGTGGATTTGCTTTAATAAAAGGATTTTTTGAGGGTAACATAGATGAACCTCAATATGATGATGATAAAAAAGAAGTTAATAATATATTAGATCTTTTAGAAAAAGATGGTGGAATAGTTGATCAACTTGCTAACAAGATGGGTCCTTTCGGTGTAATAATTAAAAAATTAAAAGAGTATATACCAATGCTCAAAGACCATCTTAATAAGACTAAAAATACAGGTAGTGTGCAGGCAAAAAAAGACGGTCAGGAAGGATTTTTAGATAAAGAAACTAAAATATGGACTAAAAAAGAATGGACTGAAGAAGAACGAGATCTTTGGGACCTTAAGGCTGAAGTAAATTCGCAAAATGTCTCTAGTTCTGGTGGAAGCGGTGAAATGATTAGTGGTGTTCCTGGAGGAACCGATGGAAATAAAGTTTCTGGTTTTCCTATAAACAGTCATTATGGTCAGAGATGGGGTAGATTACATGGAGGAATTGATGTAGCAACTCCTACCGGAACTCCATTAGCTATTTCTGGTGCAGGAAAAATAATGTATGGTGGACTACATTCCAGTGGATATGGAAATATGATAGATGCATGGGTTCCTGCACTTGGTGTTCAGTTTAGATTTGCACATTTATCAAAAATATTTAAAAGAACTGGAGATACTTTTAAATCTGGTGAAATTTTAGGTTTAACTGGTGGGGGAATGGGTGATCCTGGAAAAGGATCTTCCACAGGACCTCATTTACATTACGAGATTGATAGAACTAAAGGTGGAACAACATATGGAGGAGCTAGAGATAAAGGATTACTTTATAGAATGGCGGCAAGTGTTTTACTTGGATCTAAAAAGGGAAATGGTGGAGGAGAGGGTGGATATCTTCCTACAATAAAAGGAAATCTTCCAGAAAATGAAAATTTTGCTTTAATGTTAGAACCTCAAATAAGTGAAAATGTTTCTACATACTATTATGTTCAACCATATACAACAATTCAAACTGAAGTTATTCCATTTACTGTTACACAAAATAAATCATTGTCAGTAAAAAGTGAGTCTAATTCTAATATATTGTGGAAGGCATGAAATAAATGAGTCAGATAAAAAAAGTAAAATTGAATCTAAAAAATATTAGTAGTATTTTGACTACTGCGAATAAAAAGCAGCAAAAATTATTTAAAAAGAAAATCGAACAAAAAAATAGAAAAGAAAGTAAAAGAAAATTAATCGGAGAAGAAAAAAATTCATTTAAAGCATCTTTAGGTAATATTCAAAAAAGTGTATCAATTTCTGATAGTAGTTTTAGTATTTTTGATAAACTTTTTGAGTTCATTGGACTAATTTTAGTAGGAATCTTAGTAAATTCATTTGGTGGTATTATTAAAAAGGTAGAAGAAATAATTGATAGTGTTTTAGAGTTTGTGAAACCAGTTCAAAGCATTTTTAATATTATTATGGCATTTATGAAAGGAGAAGATCTTAATGATCCAAAATATGATTCGGATAGAAAAGTAGTTGATGGTATGATAGATAAGATTGATGGTTATCTTGAAGATATAAAGAAAAAAATGAAACCCATAGAAGGTATAGTCGAAAGAATACAAAGGGTATTGGGAACTTATAAGTCAAGGTCGAGAGATACAACTCTTGCTATGAGAGGAGATAAGGAAGGTTTTTATAATACTAAAACTAAAATTTTTGTAGAAAGAGAATGGACCAAAGAAGAGAGAAAAAAATATAAATCGGGAAAAATAATTTATGTAAGACCAAAGAATGATCGATCATTTCTTATAGAAACTGATGACGGAGCACCTCCGATCAATGATGATAGCACTACAAGAATAAAGGACGATCATAGTGATAATGTACCAAAGGGTGCAACACCATCAGGCAATTTTGATCCGGGAAATGATACCGATAAGCAGATATATCTTCACTGGACTGGTGGATTTTATAATCAAACACCATCGGTTTATCATACTGTTATTACTGGTGACGGAAAGGCACATTATATGAATCCATATAGTGACACTACTCTCTCACATACATGGAAAAGAAATAGTAAAGGTGTTGGTATAAGTGCTGCTGCGATGGGTCATACTCCTGCAAAACCATA